ATTTGCGGCAACTCCAAAGCTGGCGCGCCGAGACGTGGAGTCGGACGACGACACTCATGGCGATCCGCGACACGCAGACCGCGGCGTGGAACCAGATGGCCGACGATCTGAAGATCGACAAATCACGGCTCGTGAAGACATGGGTCGCCACGATGGACGACCGCACGCGCCCCAGTCACGTCGCGCTGCACGGGACGACGATTCCGATCGACGACTTCTTTCCGAACGGCAACTTCACAGTCGGGGACGGCCTCGGAGGTGACGAGGATTGGAACTGCCGTTGCGTGCAGACGGTGCGCGTCCTGCCCGCGAACGGCACGAGCGCGGCAGACTTCCTCAGACAGCGCGCCGAGATGTTCGCGCAGCAGCGCGCGCAGATGGGCCGCGCTGCCAAAGCCGCCAACGCCGCGAAATCACCCTCACGGAGAGTCGCATGATTGACGACCTGACCAGCGATCTGACCAACGATCCCGCCGAGACTACGTTGCCCGAGCTACTCCCCCTCCCGCCGTCGCCGCCAAGCGCCGAGTACGCGGTGCACGGCGCGGTCGCGTCCTACTCGATCGGCCACGGCTGGACCTCTTCTGACGCCCTCGTGGCGAAGCATTTGAACCGGTTGGCCGCGGTCGAATATCCTGACGGCGCCACTGTCGCGAACGCCGACACGCTCATCACGCGCGAGTACGGAATCGCGGCGCGACGGATCGGTGTCGTTGGCCCAGACACACCGGCGCACGATCACGCGAACGAGCATGCGAACGAGCATGCCGGTGAGTGACGCCGACGCGTCGATTCTGCCCGTCTTGCCCGCCGCCGTAACGGCGATGCAGGACGGCGCGCTCCAAGGCAACCCGCGCGAGGTGTATATGTGGTTCTTCCACCATCTCGACGTGCAGCAGTATCGGGCCGTGAAGCTCGTGGAGATTGAATACGCCCTCGGCATGTCCGAAGCCTCAGCCTCGATCGCCGTGCGCAAGTTGGTCGACCTGGGCTACATCGAACGCGTACGTGCGTCGTCCGGCTCGTCTTACCGGCTCGTGCACTCGAACCCTGCGCGCGAGCCGCGGCAGGGTGCTGATGGTCAGGACTTTAGAAAGCTGAAGCGATCGGCCTGCGCCTAGCGTCGCGCGTTCGTATCCTGCCTCCATCACGGTCGTTATCCCCCGAACACCGTCTTTGGACTCAGGAGCTCCGTTTCGTATGACACTCGCCGCCGTCGTCGACTCCCTCGATAGTATCCCCGAAGCGCTGCGCGAGATCTACAAGCCGTCCGCCGATGGCAAGTTCGTGCTCGATGCCGATGTCGATGCCCATCCTACCGTCGCGGGCCTCAAGCGCAACACCTCGGCCGCCGTCAGCGAGCGGAAGAAGCTCGAACAGCAGCTCGCCACGTTCAAGCCCATCATCGGCGAGCGCACTCCGGAAGAGATCGCGGAGATTCTCTCGGCCCACGCCGCGACCGAAGAGGAGCGCGCGAAAAAGGCCGGGGAGTTCGACAAGTTGCGTCTCAAGGATGCCGAGAAGATTCGCGCCGAGTACGAGCCCAAGGTCAAAGAGGGCGAAGTGTACCGGCAGAAGTATGAAGCGCTCGAATACGAGACCACGGTCAAATCCGCCTTCCTCGAAGCCGGCGGCGACCCCGAGAAGATGCGCCACGCCCTCTCGATCGCGCGGGATCGCATCGCGCGCGGCAAGCAGGGCCTCGAAGTGTTGAACGAGCTCGGCGAACCGAGCGGCAAGAGCTTGAAGGACTTCTTCGCATCCGACTTCAAGGCGGACGCGCCCTATCTCTATCTGGGCTCGGACGCCAGAGGATCGGGCGCGGGATCAGACGCCGCAGGTCGCACGTTGCCGGCGGGCGTCGTCTCGATTCGCGATACCGGCGCGTTCCTGGCGAATCTCGACGGGATCGCGTCGCGCAAGGTGATGGCGAAGTAGTGAAGGAGTGAAGGAGTCCTGACGCGATAGACAGGCGCGTGCATCGGGTGGCCTGGTGCGCTGCACCAGCACGAAGAAGAGTAGAACTGAAGGAGGCAGTCGGATCGCGCGGTGGCCGCGCGATCCGACGGTCGCAGTCGGACGAACCGGTGGCAGGTTCGGATCGATGAGGCGGCGGTTTTTCGCTGTGTTTCCGCGCGACCGATTGTCCGTCATCGGTCGATGACGCCGCCCGGCCACCACGCAGTACGTGCAGTTGCGCATCGGCCACAGTCGGTTGTCGTCGCCATCGAGACGAGCGGTCGCTCTCACCCGAGCCTTTCGCTGAGAGGACGCCTCCGATGGCGAACGTCTTTACCGATGTCATCCCGATCATCTTCGCGCGCGCGCTTCAGACGCTCCGCGCGACCTGCGCCCTGACGCAGGTCATCAACCGCGACTTCGAGAATACGCCGGCCAATACCGGCGACACGGTCAACGTGTGGATTCCGAGCGCGGCCGTCGATTCCGACGTCGCCCCGACGGCGGCGCCGCAGGCCGGCCAGGACACGGTGCCGAAGCGCGTCCCAGTGACGCTCAACCGCTGGCGCCATTCCGGTTTCTATCTCGACGACAAGAACGCCGAGTCGATCGCGGCTGGAGTCTACAACGCGCAGATCCCGGAGCACATCAAGGCACTGGCGCAAGGCGTCAACAGCTACGTGTTCTCGCTCTACACGGGCTTCTATGGCCTCGTCGGCACGCCGGGTGTGACGCCGTTCGCGACCGACACGACAGCGGCCACACAGGCGCGGAAGCTCCTGAACAAGCAGCTCGCGCCGATGGACCCGCGCTACATCATCCTGAATCCGGACGCCGAAGCATCGGCGCTCGAACAGGTCAAGCTCTCGGGCTTCCAGAACACGGGGAGTCAGAGCGCGATCATCCAGGGCCAGATCGGCCAGCGGTACGGCATGACGTGGCTCATGGATCAGCAGGTTCCCACGCATCCGAGCGTCGCCATGACGGCGGGCGCCGCGACTGCCAACGGCGTCCAGGCGATCAACGCGGGCTCTATCGACGGCGGACGCACCGGCACGCTCTCGATTGCGAAGGCGACGAACGCGACCAACCTCATCGTCGGCGACATTCTGACCATCGCGGGCCAGACGCAGCAGTATGTCGTCACCGCCGCCGTGACGCTGGCCGTCGGGAACACAACGGTCAACATCGCCCCGGCGCTTCAGGTCGCGACGGCCGGCGGTGAAGCCATCACGCTCGCCGCGGCGCATGTCGTCAATCTGGCGATCCACCGCGACGCCATCGCCTTCGCGAGCCGTCCGCTCCAGAAGACGAGCCAGAACACGGTCGAGATGATGTCGATTCCGGACCCGGTGACGGGACTGAATCTCCGCCTCGAGCTCGTGCGGCAGAACAAGCAGTGGTTCTACGACTTCGACATCCTGTACGGCGCCTCCGTGGCGCGTGCGGAGCTCGGCGTTCGTATCGCCGGCTGAGTCGTGCGCACCGCCGAGCACCGATTCCCTGGTGCTCGGCGGTGCGTTGTCGTTGGCGTTCGTTGCAGTGCTCGCCGTGCTCGCCGTTTTCTCCCCCAGCAGATCAAGGAGTCGCCGATGCCGCACATCCCCAATCGCACGACGGTTCCCACGGTGCGTGTTATCTCCGCGGACTCGCCGCTTGGCTATGTCATCATCAACGCGGCGGACTTCGTCGAGGGGTCGCATGCGCGATTCGACGAATCAGCGCAGTCGGCGAGTTCACTCGCGACGGCGAAGCGCGGAAAGAAGGCGGGCGCGGTGGACATCATTCCGCCCGTGGATTCCGCAGCGTGAACCGCGTGAACCGCGTGAATCGCTCGGCGTGGCTCTGGGCGCGGGCGTCGTTTCGGGGGAGACACGCGCAGTACCGTGACTATCCCGCCGAGCCACGCGCTCGACGGACTCTACGGACTCGACGGAGGCGCTGATGCCGATCACGATTGATACGACGATCGGCGGCGCGTCAGCGAACTCGTACAATACGATCGCGCAGCTCGACGCGTATGCGCTCGGTGTCAACCCCGATGCCGCCGCGGCATGGGCGGCACTCGCCACCGATGACGCCAAGGCGCCGTTCGCGGTGCGCGCGACGCGCATTCTCGACACGATTGCCTTTCCCGGCACGATGGTCGCCTTCGCGCAAGCGCTGCAATGGCCGCGATGGGGCGTCGTCGCCCCGGTGGGCTTCGCGTTCGGCGTACCGTGGTCCGACTATTACTACCCGCCCGATGTGATCCCGCCTGCGGTCCTGGCGGCGCACGCGGCGCTCGCCGTGTTCCTGGCCGTTCACGCGTCGAGCGATCCCTTTGGACCAGGCGATGCGGGGCCGTTGTCGGCGCTCAAGGTGGGCGCGGTCGATCTCACGTTCCGCGAGGGCGCGCAGACGGTGGGTCGGGATTTCCTCGCGCGCGAAATCTACCCGATTCTCGCGGCTGGCAAATGCGCGGGCGCCGCGCACAGCGTGCGGTTGTCGAGGTGAGTCGATGAATCTCGGCGCCCTCGTCTCCTCGGGACTCGCCCTCGCCAAGTCGCTCGGCGTCGCCGGCTCCGTCACGATCACTCGCACCGCGCCCGGTCCCTATGTGGCCGAACAGGACGAGCGCGGCGGCGATGTCGTGACGAGCTTCACCGCGCCGGCGACGATCGAGCCCGAGACCGCCGCGCCCGACGCGCCGATGACCGGGGGGACAGTGCCGACCCGCGTTCGCTATCTCACGCTCGCGGCCGACGACTGCGCGTTCGCGCCCGCCTACGGCATGACGGTCGTCATCGCGGGCGATCCGCGTGCCCTCCGCGTGCTCCGGGTGCAGCCAGCGGAGCTCATCACGGCGGCGGGCCTCACCGCGGTCGCGTACCGCGTCCAGGTGGCGGGATAACGCGATGGCCACGCGCACACTGTCGCCGCGCGAATTCTCCGACGCCCTGGTCGCGGTCGTGCCCGAACGGGTGTTGCCGCAAATCGGCGCCGTCTACTTCGACATCGTGACCCAGCTTCACGAGGCCATCGCGATCGAGACGCCGGTCGATACCGGGTATCTCCGCGCGGGCCTTCAGGCGACGGCGGGCGAGGCTGAGCCCACGCTGCTCACGCCGCGCGATCGGAACGCGAGCTACACGCCGGGACTCGACGGGCAGAGCGCGGCGGCGATGCTCTCGGCCGCGAAAGACCTCGCTCCCGTCACGATCGGGTTCGTCGCTGCCTACGCGCCCTACGTCGAGGACCGCTTCCACATGGTCGCGGGCGCGCGTGGTCAGTTCCCGCTCATCGTCGAGCGCGCCATTCGCAACAACGAGGACGCCTGACGATGCCGACGCTCCTCCCGTTCGACGTGCCGACGCGCGATCAACAGGCGCTCGAAGCGATTCGCTCACGGCTCGATGGCCTCGACGGACTCTGGCCGATCCAGTGGGCGAACCGGCTGCAGCAAGCGACGGCCGTCCCGACGACCGCAACGGACGCGTTCATCGTCGAATCACTCATCGGCGGCCCGACGAAGATCGCCGAGTTGCCCGCCGGCAACCCCTTCGGCCCGATCCGCGAGCGCTTGCGCCAGGTGCAGTACCTGTTGCACGCGCCAGTCGACTCGGGACTCGACCCGATGCTGCAAGCCTCGCTCATCGAGCAGGCCATCGTCTCGACCCCCCTCACGTTCGCGGACGACGCGACGGACGGGCCGATCACGCTGATGATCGACTCGGTGCTCGTCCGACCGACGCGCCCCGCCACCCGCACCATCCCGCACGAGACGACCCCGGTGATCGTCGCCTACCGCTTTTTCTCGGTGTAGCCCCGCTCTTATTGCTCTCATTGGAGAACTCACATGCCCAACGCCATTGGTACGAACGCCAAGTTCGGCTACATCAAGGAGACGACCTGGGGGGCGACGCCGGCGGCGACCGCGGTGCAGCTCCTGCGCGCCACCGGGATCACGCCGTCGTTCTCGAAGACGTACACGCAGTCGCAGGAGCTGACGACCGCGCGCGAGATCCAAGACTACATCGCGACCGATCAGAAGGGCGGCCTCACGTTCAACCACGAGTTGAGCGCGGGCAACCTGGATGACGTGCTCCAGTCGCTGACGGCCGGCGTCTGGGCGACCAACGTGCTCAAGATCGGCACGACGCGGCTCTCGCTGTCGCATGAGGTCCAGTTCCCCGACATCACGCAAAACGTCGCCTTCCTCGGCTCGATCTACAACGCGCTCTCCGTCACGGTGAAGAAGGGCGCGATCATCTCGGGCTCGACGGGCTTCGTGTCGAAGTTTCCGGTCTGGAACGTCGCCTCGATCGGCACCGGCAACACGCCCGCGCCCACGAATACCGTCATGGACCCGATCGGCTCGCTCCAGTTGCTCCAAGACGGCGGGTCGGGCTCGGTCGTGGGCTGCGTCGACTTCTCGATGAATCTCGCCAACACGCTCATCGAGTTTCCGACGATCTCCTCGGCCGATCTGTTCGATCTCCAGATGGGCCAGTTCACCGCGAAGGGGCAGCTCTCGGTCTACTTCGCGGACCGGACCTACATCGACAAGTTCGTGAACTCGACCGATTCGAGCATCGCGATCACGTTGGGCGGCGTGGCATCGCATAGCTACGCGTTCCTGTTCAACAAGATCAAATACTCGAACGTCACGCTCCAGGGCCTGAGCGTGAACAACGCGGTCGTCGCGCAGATGGACTGGATGGCGAAGACGGACGCGACGAACAGCACGATGAAGATCACGCGCGTCGCGTAACCGCAACTCCCCGGCGCCGCGACATCCATCGGCGCCGGGTTCCCCGCAGGACAACGCTCCACGCGCTCCACTCGTTCCACTTCCCCCACGTCAGGAGTCCGCATGTTCGATCTCGCCGATCTCGACATCGTGGCCAAGGGCGACGACGCCCAGCCGCTCGATTTGCTCGACCCGCGCACCAACACCGTCTTTCGGGACGATCAGGGGAACGTCTCG